ACGCTGTTCCTCGACTCGGCGCCGGGGCGCGAGAACAGGTCGCCGTGGACGACGGTGCTGCGCCAGATGGGCGTGCTCAACAACAAGCACATCCCGCCCGAATACCTACGCGGAAGCCAAGCTCAGCGGCTGCTGCTTCTGCGTGGCCTGATGGACTCCGATGGAACCAATAGCGGCAAGGACGGCACCTTTGCCGAGTTCAACAACACGAATCCGGCCCTGGCGATGGGCGTCTACGAGCTGGCCGTGTCGCTTGGCATGAAGGCGTCGTTCTCTGACCGGGAGGCCACACAAGATCATCACCTGCGTCAGTACCGGGTGGTGTTTCGGCCCGAGCCCGACTGCAATCCGTTCTGGCTGCCTCGCAAGGCGTTCAAGGTGCAGCCGGCCGCAAAGGAATCGATCACCAAGCGCCGGAGAATCGTGTCGGTCGAGCCGGTCGAACCGGTCCCCGTCCAGTGCATTCAGGTCGACAGCCCGAGCAGCTTGTTCCTGTGCGGCGAGGCCATGATCCCCACACACAACACGAAGTGCCTCAACGCCTGCATCGCATTTCACATCCACCAGGACCCCTGCCCGATGATGCTGGTGCAGCCGACGATCGAGGACGCCCAGGGCTACTCGAAAGAGGAGATCGCACCGATGCTCCGCGATGTGCCGGTGCTGAAGGGGTTGGTGTCCGACAGCAAGGCGAAGGACGGGGCGAACACGATCCTGCAGAAGCAGTATCCCGGCGGAACGCTGGGCCTGGTCGGCGCGAACAGTCCGCGCGGCTTCCGCCGTGTGAGCCGGCGCGTGGTGATGTTCGACGAGACGGATGGCTACCCACCGTCAGCAGGCCCCGAGGGCGACCAGATCAAACTGGGCATCAGGCGGACAGAGTATTACTGGAACCGCAAGATCATCGCCGGCAGCACACCAACGCTGAAGGATGCGAGCCGGATCGAGAGGTTGTTCGCGCAGGGTGATCAGCGCCGGTACTTCGTGCCCTGCCCCGACTGCGGGCACATGCAGTACCTGAAGTGGGGAAACATGCGCTGGCAGGACAGTGCATTACCTGTGCATTACGTCTGCGAGGAATGCGGCGTTCTGATCCCCCACTCAAAGAAGAGGTGGATGGTTGAGCGTGGTGAGTGGCGGCCGACCGCACCAGGCAACGGGAAGCATGCCTCGTTCCACATCTGGGCGGCGTACAGCTACAGCCCGAACGCAAGCTGGGACAACCTGCGCGACGAGTTTCTTGAGGCGAAGTCTGACCCTGAGGCGCTGAAGACGTTCGTCAACACGGTGCTGGGCGAGAGCTGGGAGGACGATTACGCGGCGAAGGTGGGCGCCGACAGCCTGCTTGAGCGTGCGGAGTTCTACGAGAAGCGGATGATCCCGGCCGAGGCGTCAGCGCTGACGATCGGTTGCGACGTGCAGGACAACAGGCTCAGCTTGAGCATCTGGGCGTGGGGCCGCGAGGAGGAAGGCTGGCTGGTTGACCGGCAGGTGATCCACGGTGACCCGAGCAGGCCAGAGCCGTGGAAGCAGCTGGACGAGATTCTGCTCAGGCCGTTCAAGCATGCGCTGGGCGGCGAGATGCGGCCGGATGTGGTCTGCATCGACTCGGGCGGCCACCACACGATGGAGGTGTACCAGTACGCCAGGGAGCGTCAGAACCTGGGCGTGATTGCGGTAAAGGGCCAAAGCCAGAAGGGCAAGCCACCGATCGGCAAGCCCAGTAAGGTAGATCTCAATTACAAGGGCCGGGCGCTCAAGAAAGGCGCCGAGGTGTTCCCTGTGGGCTCGGACACGGTGAAGAGCCTGCTGTTCGGGCGGCTGAAGCACAACGAGCCTGGCCCAGGGTTCCTGCATTTCTATGCCGAAGCCGGTAAAGAGTATTTCGAGGAGTTGACGGCCGAAAAGCAAATCACACGGTTCGTGCGCGGTTACCCCGAAAGAGTTTGGGTGAAGAAATCAAGCCAGCGAAACGAGGCGTTGGATGAGATGGTCTATGCGTACGCAGGATTAAATCGGCTGTACCAGCGGTACGACCGAAGAACCATCTGGGATCAGCTGGAGAAGCGTCTCGAAAAGCCCGTAGAAAGGGAGCGAAAGGCGCCGCTAAGATCGAACAAGGCTCCAAAACGGAGTTTTATCCGCCAGTGGTGAGGCCGTGAAGATCCCATCGAAAATCCGGGCAGGCGACACGGTTGTGTGGAAAGACGAGCCGTCTGTGGACGTGTTCGGCGCGCCCATCGACAGCGCGACCCACACCCTCACCTACTACATCCGGTTCAACCGCAACAACCACGGCGCCACCATCACAGGTGTCGCTGATGGCAGTGGCTGGCGCTTCACGATCAGCTCGGCCACAAGTGCCGGGTTCCATGAAGACGACACTGGCTACTGGCAGGCTGTTGCGACAGCGCTGGTCGGCGGTGCCAAGACCACGCTGGGCTCCGGCACGTTTGAGGTAGACCCCAATCTTGCCTACACCGGAACGCCTGCTGCTGTCGACGGCCGCAGCCAGGCGCAGAAGGATCTTGAGGCATGCCAGGCCGCCATCCGCTCACTGATGAACGGCGGCGCTGTTCAGGAGTACCGCATCGGCACCCGCAGCCTGAAGCGCTACGACCTGGCCGAGCTGCTTGCGCTGGAGTCGCGGCTCAAGGCTGAGGTTGCCCGCGAGAACAAGGCAGCGATGATCGCGAACGGCCTCGGCAATCCACATAACCTGTTTGTGAGGTTCGGCCGCTGATGGGACTCCGCACGCGCGTATTGACTGCCCTTGGATTCGGGGCAAAGCAGCAGCCGGAGCCGGCTCGGCGCCGTCGTCGCACCTATGCCGGTGCAATCATCAACCGGCTGACCAGTGACTGGATCAGCAACGGCACCAGCGCCGACGCTGAGATCAAGACCAGCCTGCGCAAGCTGCGGGACCGCACCCGCCAGATGGTGCGGGACAACCCGTACGCGCGGCAGGCGAAGCGGACGACGCAGATCAACGTTGTCGGCCAGGGCATCAAGATGCAGTCGCAGGTGATGAGCCTGCGCGGGAACAAGCGCGACGACCGGATCAACAAGCTGATCGAGGGCAAGTGGGAGCGCTGGTGCCGCAAGGATCACTGCGACGTGGCTGGCAAGCACAACTTCGGCATGTTCGAGTGGCTGGCCGTTGGCGCGCTGCCTGAGAGCGGCGAGGTGCTGTTCAGGATCCACCGGCGCCCGTTTGGCGGCAGCAAGATCCCGCTGGCGCTGGAGATCATTGAAAGCGATCTGCTCGATGACGAGTACAACGGCGCGGTGAGCGCCAAGGGCAACGAGTGGCGGATGGGGGTCGAGATCGACCGCTACGGCCGCCCGGTGCAGTACGCGTTTCTGACGCGCCACCCTGGCGACTACTGGTTCAGCGGGACGCCCGATCGGGCCAGCGTGAAGCATGTCTTCCTGCCGGCGAGCGAGGTCATCCACCTGTTCATCCCGGAGCGCCCGAACCAGCATCGCGGTGTGCCCTGGTTCGCACCGGTGATCACCGACGCGCACCAGCTGGCCGGCTACGAGGAGGCTGCAGTGGTGCGTGCTCGGAGTGCGGCGTCGCTGATGGGCTTCATCACCTCACCGGAGGGTGAGCTCGAGGCGGACGATGTCGAGAACGAGCAGCGCCTCACCGAGTTCGAGCCTGGAGTGTTCAAGTATCTGGACCCCGGCCAGAGCGTCACGGTGCCGGACCTGTCGTCGCCGGACGCGCAGTATGAGGATTTCGTGCGCGCCAAGACGCGGCGGTTCGCGGCTGGTTTCGGTTGTTCGTACGAGACCCTGTCGAGGGATTTCGGTGAGACCAACTACAGCTCGAGCCGTCTGAGCCTGCTCGAGGATCGCGACCACTGGCGCGTGGTGCAGGAGTACCTGATCGAGAACTTCCACATGCGGGTGTTCCGCGAGTGGCTTGATGTGGCGGTGCTCAGCGGTGAGCTCGCACTGCCCGACTACGAGCTTCGCTCTGAGCGCTACGACACGCCGAAGTGGCTGGCGCGTGGTTGGAGTTGGGTCGATCCGCTGAAGGAAGTGAAGGCTTACCGCGAGATGGAAGCAGCCGGCTATCTGACGAAGGCTCAGATCTGCGCTCAGCTGGGCGGCGACCTTGACGAGAACCTGCAGCAGATCGCGCGCGAGCGTAAAGCTGCGGCGGAACTGGGTGTTCAGCTCGATGGTGACATTGCCCCTGCGGCCCCTTCAACTCCCGAGGGGTCAACGGTGGACGGCGGGGAGGCTACTCCGGCCCCGGAGCCTCCTCGCCGCTCTACGAAATCGCGTCGCAAGAAGGCGGCTAATGTGGATGAAGTTCAATCCGAGCGTCCAGAAGGGCCGCTTAACTGATGGACGAACTCAAGGAACAAATTGAGACGCCGGAGGAAGAGCGTGCGATGCACGATCTAACCCAGGAGCGTGCGGCAGAAGAGATCGAGGCCGAGACCGAGATCGAAGCCGTGGCCGAAGAGCCTGCGCCTGAAGCTGAAGAGGCTGCAGAGCCTGCTCCGCAGACGGAAGAGCGCAAGCTG